AGTCAACCTCAGCCAAACCATCAGCATCAAGATAAACGCCATCAGGAACCATTCTTGATAACACTTGTTGTAGTTTTAAATGTGTTAATTGAATCATATCTGCAAATCCAGTTATACGTTTTACTAGTGAATCAATTTTTCCATCATACATTCTAGGTGCAACTATAGAATAATTCATTTTAACTTTAGTGTAATCACTTTTAGGACGCATCATGTTTTTTGCCATTTCCCATTTAAGTAATTTGTTTGTTCCAAGAATCATAACGCCATCATATAAACACTCTATAGATCTTAATAATCTAGAGTATTCGCCTTCTTTTTCAGCTGGAGGATTAAATTTATCATTTTTAGGTATAACTTTATCAGCGCCACTTGACATTTCTTTAACTTTATACACCTCGTTCATATAAGTTTTATAATTAAAATATAAAACTTGAATAACATTATTATCTTCTTTGTTGTAAGCGTGTGTTGCATTGTGATTAGATCCAGCGTAAGATTTATTTTTCATTATATCCTCAAGATCACTATGTGTTAAATGAGGAAATTCTTTTGCCAACTCGTTTACGGGAATAGATTTAACCTCACCAACATAGTATACATCTTCAAAATAAGGAGATTCAGTATAAGAATACACTAAATTAGCTGGATCAACATAATTAATAACAACGCCTTCAGAAGTATTAAAAGAGGTTTTAACAGCGCCAATACCTAAAACCGTTAAATCATAATAAAATCTCTTTTTTATCAACTCGTAGTTACTACCATCAAACAAAACATTTAAAGCTTGTTCTTCTGCTAGTTCTACAGCCTGCTTGTATGTAAGCTGCATATGTATACCAAGCTCTTCCTCTGACTGTGGTAATTCTACCATATTT